AGCCAAGCAATTAGTTTTTCACCAGTTTCTTTAGTGATTACTTCACCAGCTGGATTAAATAGCTTGGTGCGGTCTTTAGTTGGCAGTACAACATGGCTTTCGTGTACTACATCAAGAGCTACTGTTAGCTCATACTCATAACCATCGCGCTGCTCAGCTTTCATGCCAAGCTTCATGATCTTCTTGTTTTCACCCTGTACGGTTTCAGTTTTGGCGCGAGTTGTAGAAATGATATGCATATCGGTTTGAAGGATTGCATCAATAAATTTACGATGTCGTGGAGTGGTTTCAGACCATGCTGACCAAGTGTTACCACGGAACTTATTAGCAGCAGTTTGGTCATTAATCTCTAAACATCCACCAGTGCCGATCCACTCATGACTCGCACTATCAATTACAAGCACTTCATAGCCCATGTTGTATGCAGCATGAATTGCACCTGCAAACCGTTCAGGACTATATGGTGGTTTTAAAGGCAATGTGTCAAAGGTAAACTCATTTGCATATAGAGAAGCTGATTCGTTTTCAGTGTCAATAACAGCAATCTTTTTGCCAAGACTTGAAGCCAATACAAGGGCAGAGTAGGTTTTACCTGAACCACTTGCACCATTAAGATTTAGTTTAAGCTTTGCTTTTTTGCGTTCTGCTTTAGTGAAAGAGAACTGTTCTTTAGTTTGTGTGTTCATCTTGTTTCACCTTATTTAATAGTCAGTTTTTTTGTGCGAACAAACTCAACACCTTCGATTGCTGAGCCTTCTTTGTATGCAAGCTTGATTGCATTCTTATTTACTGTGATTGTGGTTTTCTCTGTTTTGAACTGAGCTGGTACTGCTTCTTCATTCTTAATAACCACAGACAATGGATTTTCACGAACTTTGATTGTTAAAAGGGGATTCTTAATCTCATCCTTGCCAAACTCTTTCATCTGCCAAAGCAATAAGTCATGCAGACTTGTGAAAGCATTGGATAAGCTTTTTTTCTTCTTGGTTAAGCGTTCGATTTCAGCTTCAACTTGTTTTTCATCAAGACTAAGTTGATTTAAAAATTTACCGACATTTATTGCTTTGTTTTCCCAGTCTTCTTCCTGAGCAACCATTTTTTCAAGCAACTCTTGAACGCTTTCATCGTTTGGGTCTACACCCTCAGAAAGAAGGTCTTGTACCTTTTCAACGGTTTCTGCTAGATTGGTTCCGTAATCGTATAATGTTGTCATCTCTATTCTCCGAGCAAATATCTGCACAATTTCCTTACTTTTTGGATAAATTGCGCAGATTTGTTCTCATTAGGCTGCTAAAACTTTTAAAAGCTGTTCTGTTTTTTGTGCTTCAATCGCATTCACTTTTTCCATCCAGTAGCGATATTCTTCACGATTGATTTGATCGAATTGGTATGCGTACTCAACCGCACCCTCTAAAAGATCAGGGTGTTTGATTGCAATATGGGTAAAGTAGTCTTTAGAAGTCATCTCACACACTCCAAATTGCAGGGCAGATCACAGCGTAAAGCACGTATAGCGCTGCAAAAAAACCGATAAAGACAAAGAACATTACAACGGCAAATTCTTTCCACGGGTCAATCATGGCTGTGCTCCTTGAATTTAAATTCAGGCAAAGGAATTGGTTGGTTTGCATGAAACGCATCAATCATTTCTTGAGTAACTGTTATCGTCTCGTCATGTTCGATTTCATAAAATGAAATAGTTAAGTGTTTATTTGCCCAAGAATTTAAGAAATCATCCAATTCTTTTTTTGCTGAATCACTCAAACTATCTGCACCAGTATTACCTTCCGCATAGCTCCAATCGTGTTCATCAAAAATACGGTTTTCATAATTCTCAAGAATTTCATCCGCATCTGGCATAAATTGAAATGGCTCTGGCTTTCTGCTAATCCCTGTTAAAAATGTATTGCCAACCTCAAGATCACCACTTTCAAACATTTCTTTTAATGCTTCATTTGGTGTTTCATAAGAAGACCAATTGTCATCACCAGTAAAACTAAAAATACGGTTACTCATTCTTCCTCTCCACGGAGCGCTTAAACGCGCTCTCTTAGTTCTTGTTCGATGAGGTCCTTGATCTCTACAACATCGAGACGATCAACATATGCTTGGATTTCACCATCTTCATTGAAGACGCGAATGTCTTTGATTTCTTTTACTTCAACATCACGCCAGTTGTGACCTACGCCATTTCCATCCATGTAAACTTCTGCAACGTATTCCACTTCAAGCGAATATTCATCGTTTGCAGTTAAAAGAGTTGCTTGCTCAGCTTTGACATTGATTTCTTCAACAGTGAAAGGTGCCATGATGTAAACTGGTTCAGGCTTAGCAGGTTGAAACGCATAAGCAGCAGTTAATGCACTTACTACGCCTGCAAAGCCGATTGATTTGACCAAATTACTTTTTATGTTCATACTTCATTTACTCACTGAGTAAGCCCCACGTCCTGCAAGATCGTTTGGGGCTTTTTTGTTGTTTGTGATGTCAATAATAACAATGCTATTATTTTATATCAATAACAATGTTAGTATTTTTTTATTTATTTACAATTTTGAGCGAAAAAAAGACCGCCGAAGCGGTCATATATTTAATAATGTTATTAATTATATTTTGATTGTCTTTTTAGTGTTCTGCGATGCTCAACTACTGTGCCGATAATTTCAACCCTTGATCGGTCAGATCGAATCGTTGGGAAATCAGGGTTAAGTGGAACCAGGTCAAAAACTTCAACGCCATTTTCATTTACACCCCTGGAACGGTATTTTTTAAATGTTATTCCGTCAGCACACTCAGCCATTACATAGTCTGTTGGTTGTGGTGGCACTTGAGTATCAATAATAATCAAATCACCTTCCTTGAAATCTGGGAGCATACTATCACCAACAACATAAGCACCAAAAGATGATGGACTGGTATCCACGGCGACAAAGGTGTAATCATCGGCTGGTAATTGAATGGCTTCTCTCCACCTTCCAGCTTGAACATAAGTCAGGATTGGTATGCGTTTTAAACCATCAAACTCAACCGCCTGCAAGTTGTTATCCATTTTGTCAGTCACACCTGAAGATATTGACCCAATATCAGATGCAAGTTCTGGACTAATCTCAAAAGGCGTAACATCAAAAAAGTTTGAAAGCTTAATCAAGGCATCAAAATTAATTGGCGTTCTAGCATTGAGGTATGCACTAAAAGCCCCCTGTGTTGCCCAACCGCACGCCTCAGAAACATCATCTTGAGTTACTTTCTTGCCACTAGCACGAGCATTATCTTTATAAGCCGCCCAAATAGACTTTAAGCGTTCAGCATCTTGCTGGCGAGCTAATGACAGTGGTTTTCTAGCCATTATGCACATCATCATGTAAACCTAACTTGCTTTCAATCCTAATAACAACATTATTAAACTACAAATAACAACGTTATTGCAAGATAATAATAACAATGCTAGTATTATTGCGTGTTTCACTAATATTGTTATTTTATGGAAATCGAAACGCTACTTTTAAGTGATCTGGTTAAGCAAGATGGTCAAAAGGTTGCAGCCGAAAAGATCGGATGCCACCAAACCGCAATTAGTGCAGCAGTTAAGAAAGGTCGTGAGATTTATTTAGAGGTCCGAAATGGCGCTGTTGTTTCGGGTTTTGAAGTAAAGCCAGCTCTCGGTCTGCCATTCCACAAAAACAAGAAAGCCTGACGGTCTAGGTCAGGCTTTCTCTTATGTTCAGCAAGGAGATAACCAATATGAACATGCCAATTTTACCACAAGAAAGTGGTAGCTCAAACCAAGTAACAATGACTTCACCTGAAATTGTTGATTTCATAAATGCGCATCGCCAGTCGGTAGCAACAATTGAAAAACCCTATGTGGAGTTGCATCACCGTAGTTTTATGTCGAAAGTTCCACAGGTTTTAGGGATTTCTAACGCTGCAAATTTTCTTGCATCGCAAAACTATGGGAACAACAACACTCGCCAAATCTATGTTTTCCCAAAACGTGAAGCCTGCCTAATGGCTATGTCATATAGCTACGAATTACAGGCTCAAATTTTTGACCGTATGACTGCAATGGAGGAGGCGCTTAAAAATCCTGTTTTAAATCTTGATGACCCTGCATTCCTTCGCCAAGCCTTACTTGGCTATACAGAAAAAGTAATCGAGCTTGAGCATAAAGTTCAGGCATTAGAGCCGAAAGCAAAAGGCTTAGACCGTATTGCAGATTGCACCAATGTATTAGGTATCCGTGAAGCTGCAAAAGTTCTCAAGATTGGTCAAAACCAACTTGCTCAATACTTGGTTGACCACAAGGTTGTTTACCGTGATCAATATTCAAAAATTCAGGCTTATCAAAAATCTATAGATCAGAAGCTTGTGCATGTTGTGACTTCTGCACCTCGATTAACTGAATCAGGTGAAAAGGTATTCACACAGGTAAAGCTCACTCAAAAATTAATTACTCGCATTGCGAAGTGGTTAGAGCAAGGAGTAGCGGCATGATCGAACCTCTAATCATCGACCGCTTCACTGCGTTTGATCGTGTGCGTGGCAACGAGCCATTACCGTTCAAATTGGATGGTGACCGTGAACCACGTGCCGACATTCCACAGTGGCGGATCAATCGCACTAATGCACGCTCAGCAGGTCGCAAAACTTTCTTGCATACAAAACCATGCCGAGTATGTGGCGGCTTGGAACGATTAACTCACAAAGTTTATGCGGGTACGAAAATTAATAAATGTTTCGTGTGCTCTGATGAGTATGTGAAATCCACCAAGATGACGGGAGATAAATATTTAAATGCCCTCACAAAACAATGGGAGCAAAGTAATGAGCGTTGATGCTACGCGTTGGGCATGGTTAGCACCAGTAAAAAGCTCAACTCAAAGACTTGTCTTGTTATCCCTTGCTGATCGTGCTGGTGAGTACCACACATGCTTTCCTTCTATTGCTCGTATCACCAAAGACACAAAGTTAAATCGCAAAACTATTATGAAGGTAATTGGCGAGTTAATTTCGTTGGGATTGGTTGAAGACACTGGTCATAAAAAAGGTGCTACCAAGCAAGTTATTGTGTACCGATTACTAGGCGTTAAGACTCGTGAAGATGAGGAAATAAACAGTACCAATATTGGAACAGTACCAAAAACGGAACAGTCCCAAAATTACCAAGAAACAGTACCGTTTTTACCACATAACAGTACCAATATTGGGACACAGAACCTAAAAGGAACTAAAAAGGAATCTAACAATAATATTAAGTTCAATTTTGCACAGGAATTAAAAAATCTTGGAGCAGAAGAACAGTTAGTTTCTGACTGGATGACGGTTCGTAAAAACAAGAAAGCTGCAAACACAAAAACATCATTTGATGGATTCTCAAGAGAGTTAAAGAAATCAAATCTTAATGTGAATACAGCTTTGAAAATCTGTGTTGAAAGAAACTGGCAGGGATTCAATGCGGGTTGGCTGAATAATATAGACCTGACCGCATATAACCAAAACAACGCTCAAACAATAAATCCTCAAAACTATCAAGCTGACATGGGGGATTGGTAATGAGTCATATCCACAATATCCCGATGGAACAAGCTGTTCTTACAGCATTGATGACAGTTGCAAACTCGTTTGATGTGGTGAGCAATGATCTTGATGTGGATTGTTTCTTTCCTGAAAGACACAAGCAAATCTTCATAGCAATTGCAGAACTGGCGAATGATAACAAGCCTTATGACTTCGTAATGGTTGAGCAACAACTCAAACAGAAAAACGTAATTCATTTGATGGGTGGCTCTGAATACCTACTGCAAATGAGTAGTGAAGCGCCTTCGAGTTTCTATAACCTTGAGTCATACACTGCTGAACTAAACAAATTCAAAGCTCATCGTGAAGTTGAGAAAATGGGTGAGAGCATTGCTCAAATTTCTCAAGACTTAACCATTCCAGATATTCATATTGCAGCCGAAGCGATTCTTGATGGAAAGAAAACTGGAATTGATGCAGAAAAATCTAGCTTTACTTTTGAAGAAGCGATCAAGCGTTCTGTAGATCGATTGATTCAAAAAGCAGAAGCTAAAGCGAACAAGCAATACACGGGTGTTAAATTTAATCTAACCCACTTGGATAACTTGGTTGGATTAATTCAGAAAGGTCATTTTTGTGTGATTGGTGGTAGACCAGGTTCAGGTAAATCAACACTGGCTCAAATGGTCGCTATTCAAACCGCTGTCCAGTTTCGTGAAGCTGTTTTGGTTGTATCAGCTGAAATGGATGTTGAGACGTTTACTAACCGTTGTGTGTCAGCTTTAACACATATTCCTTATGACAATATTCACAATGCTGAATTGTATGACGGCATGTTGGGACAGTTTGCAGAAGCTCAAAGCCGATTCAATAAATTACCAATTCACATCGAAGATAAGCAAAAACCAACGATTGCGGAAATCCACTCATACGCTCGTAAAGCGAAGCGCAAATATAAGCAACTTGGTTGCATCATCATTGATTACTTGCAGCTTGTGCGAGATCCAAGCAAGAAAGACCGCTATCAAGAAGTCAGTTCGATCAGCCGTGACTTAAAAGCACTAGCGAAAGAGTTTAATTGCCCAGTGATTGCATTGGCTCAGTTAAACCGTGAATCGGAGAAAGGTAAGCGCCCTAAAGCTTCTGATCTCAAAGAATCAGGTCAGATTGAACAAGATGCAGATCAAATCATTTTAGCTCATCCAATTCTTAACTCAGAAGATGAGTTACCTAGTGGCATTACAGAAATCATCGTTGCTAAAAATCGACATGGCAAACGAGGCGTGGTTCGAGTCATGGATCGTTTAGATATTTGTCGTTTCGTTGGCATTAGTGAAGACGTTGGGGGTGCAGCGTGAATACAAGGTTGAAAATTATTGAGAGCAACATTGCGCTGCTTAAAGCCGCAGCCACTCGCTCAGGCCGCATCTCTACGCAAGATTGTGCAGACATTATAGGTTTGCACAGGAGATCAGCACAGCGTTATCTGGCTGACCTTGAGCAATTAGGCTACTTGGTGGGCGATGGATGTAGTCCGCTTGGCTATAGAGCAACTGATAAGACAAAACAATTATTTGGCGTAGCTAAGCAAGGAGAAAGCAAATGACTCCAACACTTACAGAAGTTCGCACAGCTTTGCAGAACCTAGCAGCGAAGAAAGGTCGTCCTGATTATGAGCTTTGCACAGCTAAAGCAGTAAAGCGTGCATTAGAGAACGGAACAGAGCATCACTTGATTGAGGATGTGTTGCCACTTATCGCAGTACCAAAAGTTGTTGTTGAAGAAGTAGTGGTTGTTAAGCCAAAGAGACCGAAGCACCGCGTTTCTAAAGCAAGGCTAGCTAAAAAGCGCGAATACCCAACAACAGCACAAATCGCAGAATTAACAACATGGCTGAATGTATATGAGGGCAGTCATGCTGCTCTGGCGAGAATGGCGGGCTGCTCAGACTCGATACTGAGTCATATCAAGCGAGGCAAAAGAAATTGCACACTCGATATTTTCAATAAAGTGAGCGAAGCGAGAAAACAACTGGAGGTAGTGGCGTCGTGAGTATTAATAAGACTTTAGAGCAACGTGGAAGTCGCTACGGCAAGTTTAGCGCAAAACAAACTTGGCTGCAAAGCCACGCAGAAACACTAACTCAAAACATGGTTGGTCTAATGATTGGCTTCATTATCTTAAAGTGCTTCGGATTGACTGCATCTGAGAGTGTACAGCTTCAAGCAGTGATATTTGCTACTTCATATCTGCGGTCTTATTTGATTCGTAGATTCTTCAATCGTTTTGTTGGAGCTAAATCATGACTAATGCGATCAATTTCATAAAAGAGAATGGTGTTGAAAAGGCGAGGGAAGTCATAAGCGGTGCTCCTGATTGGGCAATGAGCATAAATTTCAATAATGGCATGTATTACTCACGGATGGAGCATAAGAAAGGCGATACATTTCTTTATGACATCAAGCGCCTAGTTGAGAGTGTGGATTTATTAAAAAGCAATGGCGGCTATGAGGAAGCAAAAGATACGTTTGATTTCGCAATTAAACATGGGATGAATGATCTAACAGAATTTGGGAGTCGCTTAAAACAAGCCATCGCAGACTACGAAAGCATTGGAGGTGAGCATGTTTAAGGTTGGTGATAAGGTTGTTTATCGTAAACAGTGCAGCATCATTTGGGATGATGTTTATACCGTTGATGCTGTGCTAGCCAATGGTGATGTAATTGAGCGTGATGGTCAAACACCAAAAGAATGGTTGAGTCACGCCACACCCGAAGAAATAGCAGTAGGTCATCGTATTGACTGCGAAATACTAGACCATCCAGAAGATTACACATCGCCAAATTGTAAAAAATATGATGAAAGGGTGAAGTGATGAGAAGTGAATTTGAGAAAGCATACGAGCCAAACCCACATAAATCGCCTTTTGGTGAGGTCAGATTTAATGAAGAAAAGCAAATTTATGAACCATTAAATCCGCCACTTGATCGTGTTGCCAGATCGTTAAATGCGGCATGGTATGGCTATAGAATCCGTCAGACCGAGGTGGATGAGCTGCTAAAACATAAGTCATTGCAGGAGTTAGAGATAAATCAAATTGCTCAGGCAAATCAGCAATGGCAATTAAAGTGCAGTGAGCTGCAAAAGAGGGTGGATGCTGCAATCAGATTGCTTGTGGAAGCTGAATTATATCAATCAGAGCCAAACATTGATTTAGCAGTGCAAGCGCTCAAGGGTGGAATTAAATGAGACTAAGCAAGCTATCACTAGCAATGTTGATTGCAAAACCTTTACCGCCAATTAAAGGGTTTTATCTACCTGATGCGAGGTTGAACCAATGACCACATTCAAAGAGGCTCAAATCATCATCGGCATTGATCCTGACTTAGAAAAGTCGGGAGTTGCCATTCTTGGAAGTGAACTTCAACTAAAAAACATGACATTTCCTGAAACGGTTGAACTATTCAGAAACGAGCAAGACAGCATTAAAAAAGTTGTTATTGAAGCAGGCTGGGAGAACAAGAAAGCGAATTTCAGAGTTGGTGGTAATCACTCAAGACAGGTAAATGAGCAGATTGCTAGACGTGTCGGAATGAATCACGCGACTGGAATTCTGTTAGCAGAAATAGCACAGGCAATGGGTATAGCGGTTTTATTGGTTAAACCGACCAAATCAAAAATAGATGCAGAAAAATTTAACAAGATCACAGGTTGGCAAGGTCGCACAAATCAAGAGGTTCGAGATGCGGCAATGTTGATTTATGGAATGAATTGAGGTGACGGTATGAATGCAAAAACAGTAGCGGCAGAGTGGACACATGTAGAAGATAATCCACCAAATAAAAGAGTTATGTGCTTGTGTGAAGACGGGAAAGTTAGATTTGGCAATCCTATTTGTGGCGATGGTTACTTCTATTTAGACACTAAAGTTGGATCTGAAGTAGTGGAGTTTTGGCAGGAGCTTCCAAACCTGAAAGAAGTTCAAAACCAATACTTTGCTAAATAAGGAGAACGGTATGAATGCGGCAGTAAACACGAAAGTTATGGATTGGTCTAAATACACTTTGGATGAATGGCTTAGTCAATATGGCGCGTTCATATCAATCAATCGTATGCGTGGCGGTCATGAGCCTGATGATTTAGGTATTAATCAAATCTATTGGCTTGTACAACAGAACGCTACAAAGCCAGCACGTAACAATAAGACAATCATTCTCAAAATGACTGACTTCGAATATGAGCAAGTACAGCGTTTACTACGACAAATCCGTAGTTCAATTGCTATCTGTCAGTCAGCAAAGGTGGCGGTCGAGTTGTATATTCAGAAGCAAGTTCGAGGTTTGACGCTTGATCAAATGGATAGTGAATTTAAACTTAGCAGAAGCTCAATTAACAACATGATTACAGCAGGGCGTTGGTATTTAGCAGGACATGACAAAAGACTTGTCATTTAAATGAGAAACACGTATATTCTGCTATAGTGGACGAAGTTATAGTAATTCACTAAGTATTTAAAAGCTCATCGAAAGGTGGGCTTTTTTGTTGTCTGTAAAAGGGTGCGGCGAACTGCCACACCCTTTTTTAATTCATGCGCCATTCGTCTAATTGGATAAGACATCATAATTCTAGTGTGATTGATACGGGTTCGAGTCCTGTATGGCGTGCCAATTAATTTAGAGAAGTGTGCAACAGTGATTTGACCTCTTGGCACAGGAGTGCACTCAAAGTTGATGAGATGCTCACTTCATCTAAGTTAATAAAGGTGTCTCATGAACCGCAAACAGAAGAAAGCAAAGCGTTTGAATGCAACGGCACACACTAAGAAGCAAGCAACAGTTTATTTAACGAAAAAAGAAGAAGATGACTTAATGGAATGGAAAGCTCATTACATTGATGAGTGTGAATTAGAAGAAATAAGCGCAGAATGCAAAAGAGCAAGAGACATCGTTAAAACTGCACTTTGCTTAGTTCCAATGTTCTTTATAGCGTATTTGGTTTGGTGGAATTGGTGACTCTATGAAAGATTACGAGACGCAAAAACTGATTTATCAGTACGTTAAAGAGATGGAAAAGTATCAGAATCTATCGCGCTCAATGATGACAATGGATGAAATGGTTATGGTTGATAACAAGATCATTCAATTCAAAGAACGAATCAAAAACCTAAGATCTGTTTCTCATGCGTGATGCAAAGCGATTGGCAGCGATTAGAAAGCTGCCGTGTGTGGTATGTGGTAGGTCGCCAGTGGATGCTGCACATAGTAATCAATCAAATCATGGTAAAGGCATGGGATTAAAAGCCTGCGACTCTAAAACGATTCCATTATGTCGCAATCATCATGTGGAATACGACCAATTTCAAAAGATGAATAGATCAGAGTCGGTTGAATGGTTCGACAAGATGCTAGAAAAGACTGAAAGGATGTTGAATCTTGAAGATGATGGGGTGTTCTGATGAATGCGAAAGTCAAACTCGAACCCGCACGCTTTGTTATCAAGTCATTTGAAGAAGTTGGTCGTGCCATTGCTTATATGCATCGTCATCATGCGACAGCGTGTGAAGAAGGTAAGCCGCTTGTAGTTGAGATTAGGCCAGAGTCAAGAGACAGATCAAAAGCTCAAAACCGTTTGTATTGGAAATGGCTTCATGAGATTCACAGAAAAACAGGCAATGACGAAGATCAATTGCACTTTGAGTTTAAGAAGAAGTTTCTAATCGGCATATTGAAGCGTGACGACAAAGATTACGCCGATATGTGTTTAGCTATATCCGCATTAAAACAAAGCGAATCTGAGCAATATGAAGCGATAGCAAACGGTGTTATTCGTGAGACCTCTACAACTCGAATGAATACAGCGCAATTCACTGAGTATTTAAATTTAATTGAAGCGTTTGCGCTTAAAACGTTTGGCTTGGTTTTACCTGTGCCAGATGATCTTAAATATGTGATGGAGTAAAGATATGGCGAACCTAACGCCTAAACAGCAAAGGTTTGTCGAAGAATATCTGATAGACCTGAATGCTACACAGGCTGCAATTCGAAGCGGATACAGTGAAAAGACAGCTCGTCAGATTGGTGAGCAAAACTTGTCAAAACTTGACATTCAAAAAGCTATCCAAGACGCACTAAAAGAGCGTTCTGAGCGCGTCCAGATTGATGCTGACTATGTCCTAAAACGCCTAGTCGAAATCGACCAGATGGATGTCTTAGACATTATGGATGAAAATCTAAATATGAAGCCATTGAAGGAATGGCCTAAGATTTGGAGACAGTACATCAATAATGTTGAAAGCATTGAATTGTCCGATGGCGAAGGTTGGCTTAAAAAGATCAAATGGCCTGACAAGGTGAAGAATCTTGAGCTGATTGGAAAGCATGTTTCGGTTGGTGCGTTTAAAGACAAGATTGAGCACACAGGACTAAATGGTGGTGCAATCGATTTAAGTTTAAAGGTGGTATTCGAAGATGATGGAGAAACGAGTACCAAGTAAATTTAAGCCACTTTATACACATCTAAAAAATAACAAACTGTTCTATGTGTATCACGGTGGTCGTGGTGGTGGTAAGTCGTGGGAAATTGCAGACTTTTTATTGATTGAAGGCGCAAAACAAAAGCATCGCATTCTTTGCTGTCGTGAAATACAGAAATCAATTAAACAATCTGTTCATAAGCTTTTATCAGATCGTATTGTTGCACTTGGTTTGGAGTCATTCTATCAAATTCTTGACACTGAAATACGCGGGGAGAATGGCACGGAATTTTCATTCTCTGGCCTGCAAAACCATACAGTAGACTCAGTAAAATCTTTTGAAGGTGCGACAATTACGTGGATTGAAGAAGCTCAAACAGTAAGCTCATATTCATTGAAGATTCTTATTCCTACCGTTGTGCGTACACCAAATTGCATGATCATCATGTCAATGAACCCAAGACTACCTAGTGACGCTGTTTATGCTGATTATGTAGCCGTGGAGCGTGATGATACTGTAGTTGTGCAGATTAACTATACTGATAACAAACATTGTCCTGAGGACTTAATTAAGCTTGCTGAGCAGATGCGCGATACTGATTACGATGAGTATGAGCATATCTATTTAGGCAGACCCAAAGAAATTGCAGATGGTGCAATCTACAAAGCTGAATTTGAGCAGATCAAGCGTGAAAACCGTATCTGCAAAGTTCCGCATGATCCTAATTTACCAGTTTATACATCATGGGATTTAGGGATTCTTGACCCTACATCAATTTGGTTCTTTCAGATTTTTGGCAAAGAAGTTCGTGCCATTGATTACTACGAAGCGAATAATGAGCCATTGGCACACTATGCTCGAATACTTGATGAGAAAGCGCAAAAGTACGGCTACAACTACAGCAAACACTTTGCACCACATGACATTGCAGCACGTGATCTATCCAGTGGTGTGAGTCGTGAGCAAACGATGGCTAATCTTGGTTATCGAATGACGAAAGGCGCAAGACTTGGTGTTGAAGATCGTATTGAAGCCACACGCCAGATGCTTAAAAACTGTTGGTTTGATGCTGATAAGTGCAAACACGGTATTCGCGCATTGCAAAACTATCGTCGTGAATTTAACGACAAACTGGAGCAATTTAAGGCTACTCCTGTGCATGACTGGGCTTCGCATGGCTCGGACGCATTTGGTGAGGGTGCTCTCAATATCAACAAGATGCATGAAACAGCCAAACCAAAACCGATACCACAGCTTAAACGCAGTGGATGGATGAGCTAATGGACAAGAAACAAGACAAAAAACAGGATCAGATTCTCAATGAGATTCGCCAAAACCTGAAAACTGCCGAAGAATACTGGCAGGACAATTACGAACGTGGTGTTGAAGATAAAGAGTTTGTCACGGTTGAAGGTGCTCAATGGGAAAAAGGTGCAGTCGCCAAACGCCGGGCAGATGGCAAGCCAAGTCTTGAGTTCAACCTGTCACGTGCTTACTGTCGTCAACAGATCAATACACAGCGTCAAAACCGACCGCAGGCGAAAGTGATTCCAGTGGACAATGGTGCTGATCCTGAAATTGCTCAATTGATTGAAGGTTTGATTAAAGATACCGAAGAAGGTTCGGATGCAGAATCTGCCTACGATACCGCAGCAGAGAACGCAGTTTATGGTGGTATTGGTTTTTTCCGCATCATCACTGACTACGTGAATGAGCTGTCATTCAACCAAGAGCCGCGCTTTATGCCTGTGCATAATCCGCATGCAGTCTATATCGATCCGCTAAGCCGTGCGCTTGATGGTTCTGATATGAACTGGGCTGTTGTGGGTGAGTGGGTTAAGAAATCAGACATTGAAAAGCAGTACGGTAAAGATGCTCTGATTGATGTGGATTTTGAAGAATACTCTAGTTGGTGCAATGAAGTGGACGACACTATTCGCATTGCTGAATATTTTAAGAAAACCCAAGTGCAAGATAAGCTCTGGATGCTTGAAGATGGCACATCTGGCTACAAGTCAGAACTGCTTGAGAAGTACGGCTATACCGAAGAAGAAGCTTTGGCTAGTGGTTTTATTGTCAATGAGCGCGATACCACACGGACAGAAATCAAGTGGTTTAAGGTGTCAGGCTCTAAAGTCTTGGAAGAAACCATTTTCCCTGGACAATATATTCCAATCGTTCCGGTCTATGGTGAAGTCACATTCGTAGAAGAAGAACGTCATATCTTCTCACTGGTTCACTTTGCTAAGGACCCACAGCGACTCTATAACTATTGGAAGTCTACTGAAGCGCATATCTTGCAGAAAAACCAAGATGATGTGCTGGTTGTGGATGCTAAAGGTATTTCAGGCTTTGAGGACCAGTGGCGCAATCCAGGTAGTTATGCAGCAGTGATGTATAACTACAGTGATGAAAACGGTGGCCAGAACGGATTGCCTCAGCGTATTGGTGCAGCGCAACCGCCAGTCGGTATCTTAAACGCAGCAGAATCAGCAAAAGCAGCAATTACAGACATTCTTAACATGCATGCACCTGTGATGGGTGGGCAAGGTAATGAAACGTCTGGTGTCGCAATAGGTATGCGTCAGCGTCAATCTGAAACTGCACAGTTTCATTTGCAGGATAACCTGAACAAGTCAATCCGACATGGTGCTCGCATCCTGTTAGGTCTGTATCAGGCGCTTTACACTGTGCCGATGATTCGCCGAATCATTGGAACTGATGGCGAAGCGAAGATGATTCAGCTTATGCAGCAAAACGGTGAGGGTTATTTTGCCGATGTGACGATTGGTCGTTATGACGTTCGCATGGACACTGGACCATCATTCAATACGCAGCGTGAACAAAACTTTGCGTTAATGATGCAGTTGCTCAGCATGAATCCGCAGTTATTTAGCCTGATTGGTGACATTCTGTTGCAGAACGCGCCATTGCTGAATGCCAAAGAGATTGCAGAGCGTATTAAGACTACGATGCCGCCACAAGTGCTTGGCAAAGGCGACCAGATTGATCCTGAACAAGCCAAAGCGCAGATTATGCAACTTGACCAACTTGTGCAGAAGATGACAGCCGAACTTGAGCAATTGCAAAAACAGTTGAATGACAAGGAAGCGGATCGTCAGATTGAATTGGTTAAAGCACAGCTACAGGCTGAGCAAGCGATTCAAGTCGCACAGATCAACAATAGTGGTCGTGCTGATATTGAAGAATTACGCGGCATTGTCGAGTTGATGAAACAGCAGATTGATTTACGCAATGCACCGCAAGACTGGCTCGAACAAGGTGAAGATGTTGATGCTTATGCACCATCGGAAGCTTACGATCCAGAAGATGAAGAATACTCGCAAACCCGAATGGTCTGAGCCACCATCGGATATTGCGCCAACAGACATGGAAAGCTCTGCCACTGAGCAGGGTTTTTTAATGCCTGAAGAAACGGTTCAGCCTAATCTCGCTCTCAATCCTGATCAGATTGAGGACAGCGCATTGATCAACACTGGTGGCGATTTGCTGCCAAACATGGAGCAGAACAATGACGTTTGAAAGTGACGACATCGTAGACTCAGGCGCTACGGAAAACACAGCCGCAGAAGTCGAAACGCAAACCGAAGAATGGCAACCTGAACAGCCAATTGAAGTGGAATCTGAAACCGAGCAATCGGACGAGGAAAAAGCCGAACAGGAAGCTGAGCAGGAAAGCAAGAAGAAGAATCGAGCGCAGGAACGCATTCAACAGTTAGCGCGTGAACGTGCCGAGCTGAAACGCGAGCTAGACGAGTACAAAGCCAAGCTTGAAGCGCCAAAGGTCACTGATGCAGCACCTCGCATTGAGGACTTTGAAGATTACAGCGAATATCTGCAAGCCCAACAAGATTTCTTTGTGAAGCAAGCAGAAGATCGGGTTCTTCAGAAGCTCAAAGCCGAACAGGAGCAGAAAGCACAGGTTGAGCGGCAGGTTCAATTTGAAACTGCTGTGAATGAATTGCGTGATGATGGTGTTGATGTGGACAATTTGATTGCCAAAGCAAATGAATTACCACCATTGCCGATCACACTTGATCAGTTTGGTTTAAGCCCGAAAGAAACACTCTCTCTTGCTGCCGACATCATTCAAAACGATGAGCTGTATCTTGAATTGTCACAGATGAACGCTGTTCAGGCCGCAATGCGCATTGGTCAGATCATCGGGGCAAAACAGCCATCCAAAGCTGCTCCAAAAGTACCAAACACACCAAAACCAATTAAACCAACGTCAGCTAACGCTCCAGTAGCTCGCAATCCTGCGGCCATGAGTGATGACGAATGGTATCGACAAGAATTGAAATCTCGAAAAGGTAAATGATTATGGCTAACCAAGTTTTAACCCATCAAATGATTGCTCGTGAAGCGGCTAAAATGCTAGAGGAGCTTGCACCGTTCACAGCAAATATCAACAAAGGTCGCCAAGACGAATTTGGTAGCGATGTTTCAGGCTACAAAAAAGGCGACACAGTAAAAATCAAAATCCCTACTGCTGGTAGAGTATTTGATGGTGCGACCTATGCAGGCGGTGGTTCGGGCACTGATGTAGTTGAGCAATCGGTGAATTTAACTTTAGACACTCAAAAGCATATTGCATTGCAATTTGGTGCTAAAGAAAAAATGCTCGACATTACTGACTTTAAAGAGCGTATTTTACGCCCGCAAATGCAAACCCTTGCGTCTGTCGTTGAAGCTGACTTGATCTCTAAGGGCGTATTGGGTGTTCCAAACCTTGTATCGATGAATACAGCAGGTACCAATCCATCAAACGCGCTTGCTTTAGCTCGCGCCAAGATGAATCAGTATTTAACTCCAGCGGGAGACCGTTCAGCGTTAATCACAAGCACTGCAAACGTGGCATTATCTGGTGAAATTTCTCGTTTGTATAACCCAACTCAAGCATCAAGCAAAGCGTATCTTGATGGTTATGTGGCGACTGCATTTGGTCAAGATTTGTTTGAGCATCAATCAATCCCGACCCACACCAAAGGCACTGCTGCAACTATCACTGTGAGCGCAGCATCACAGACTGGTAGCTCAATTACGATGACTGCTGGCACAAGCGGCACATTGGTCAAAGGTGATGTGATTACCATTGCTGGCGTTAATGCGGTTCATCCGTTGACTGGTCAAGACATGGGTGTATTGCAGCAATTCGTTGTGACTCAAACCGTAACTGTGAGCACTGGTACAGCCGTGAAGATTTATCCAGAAATCAATCCGACTGCCCCGAATAAAACTGTGACCGCATCTCCTGCATCTGGCGCGGTGGTGACACTTGCATCTGTAAACGGTGTGCAAAACCTTGCGTTCCATAAAGACGCATTTACCGCAGCATTTGCACCGCTTCCAGTGATTGCGTCGTGTGAAGGCTACACAGCGCGTCTGCCGTCTGGCATCTCGGTTCGCGTGATGACATTCGGTGACGGTAACAACGACCTTGAGCGTACCCGTATCGACGTATTGTACGGCTTCCAAGTTGTTCGTGGTCTGCATGCAGTTCGTATCCCGCAAGTGACTTCATAACCTAAACCCATGACAACACATGCCCCTTAATTGGGGCGTTGTCATTTTCGGAGTAATGAAATTGAGCGATCTTGATCAAATTTTTGTTCCAAAAGGAACATTAATCCATATTGACGGCATGCCTTTTGAAATTAAAGAAGATACTTATGTACTTGGTTTTAAGGGGAATGCGGAACTTACAACACAACTAAGAATTGGTGCGAAAGATGACAAGCGAAAAACAAATTGAGCAAGAAATTCAAGACAAAGGCTTAAATGCACCACGTTTAACGCCAGATCATATTGATTCTAAAATCAAAGCAGTTGAGTACATCCTGCCTCGTGATGTGTGCAAGCGTGACAATGGTGTTGAAATTTTTGATGCACCACTATCACTTCAAACACTCACATTCTGTGTGCTTACACTGGAAAACGGTTTTACTGTTACGGGTGAGTCAGCGTGCGCGAGTCCTGAAAACTTTAATGAAGAAATCGGAAAAAAAATTGCCTACGAAAATGCACGTAATAAAATCTGGCAACTTGAAGGTTACTTGTTAAAAGAAAAGCTTCATCAGGGAGTGTGATATGCAGTACCCAAAGATGTTATGCAAAGGCACACAAGCCGAATACGAATACCAGATTGCCAATGATGAGCAGCACGAAGATGCTTTGCGCAAAGATGGTTTTGATGACTATCCAAACTTGCCAATCAATAGCGACCAACCAGAAATCAATTACGAAGAAATGACTTCGGAAGAATTGCGTGATCTGCTCGAAGAAAAAGGTATTGAGTTTAAGGCGCGGGATAGCAAAGCAACATTAATCAAACTGCTTGAAAATTAAGGTGAAGCATGGACGTCAGCAGAATTATTGCAATGTCGCTAAAGCAACTTGGCATCCTGGCTGCTGGCGATAGTGTGCAGGGTGAAGAACTTTCTGATGCATTAATCACGTTGGAAGGCCTACTTGCACAATGGGCTACCAATCGCCTGTTAGTTCATAAGGTTCAGGAAATCACCATTCCTTTAAGTCACGGCATTGGTGTTTATACAGTTGGAATTCAACCAGATTACACTAAATATGAAGTGGTGTATGACGATGTTTTACCAGATGTGGATGCGCCAATTAAAGCAGTTTCTGACATTGCTTGGTTGGATGATAAGCAGATTCAAATGCGTAGAGATACAAATTCTACAGCACATCAAGCGGTAGTGATTTATACAGTGGATGAGCCATATTGGTCATTCAATGTAAAAGAGTTAGGCTCAAGCCTAAAAATAAAAGCATTTACGCTGCCATCTGATTTAAAACCACAAGATGAGCTTGTGTTGAATGATGTTTATTTGCGACCTCTTACACTCACACTTGCAGTTGAACTTGCGCCACTGTTTGGTATTGAGCCGACACAGATGCTCTTATTGAATCAGCGCAATGCGATTGAGATGCTGAAGCGTAGCAATACCACACCATTGTATGTGAAGAATGATCTGCCTATTGGGGTGAGTTCTTATGAATGTGATTGATATTCCTATTGTAGGCCAATCTTATCATCTTGATGATTGGGTGGTGGATTGTCAGCGAACAATAAATTTATACCCACAGGTTGTTGAAAGTGGAAATACACCACAGGTTGCTGCACTCATACCAACACCCGGACTAATTAAAAAGTACGAGTTTGCAACTGGATCAATCCGTGGCATGTATGCGCTCACAGATCGGCTCTTGATTGTTGCGGGTAATAAGCTTCATGTCATAGATAACACAGGCATAGCGCAGGAAATTGGTGAGATTAAGGGAGTAAATCGAGTTACCTTTGCTGATAACTCGCTGCATGTGATAATTGCTGCTAGTAGTGCATACAAATACACCATTGCAAATAACACACTAAGCAAGATAACTGGTGATGACTTTCTTGGTGCTTCTGATGTAACAGTTCTTGATTCTCGATTTGTTTGGACTGTGCCAAAGTCGGGTCGCTTTCAATGGTCAGACTTACTTGATACCACAACAACAGCATTAAATTACGCCACGGCAGAAACAAAGTCAGATGACCTTGTGCGAACCATCACGAATGGCGGTCAGTTGTGGCTGATTGGCGAAAAAACCACTGAGATATGGTCAAGTACAGGTGATGTGAATCTTCCGTTTCAGCGCATGTCAGGCGCTTTCTTGCCAGTTGGTTGTGCTGCTAAGGATTCGGTGTGTCAGTTTGGCCAAAGCCTTGTTTGGCTGAGTCAGACAGATGCAGGGCGTGGTCAAATTGTGATGACGCAAGGCTATCAAGCACAGCGTATTTCAAACCATGCGATTGAATACGATATTGCTTCATACCCTCGCATTGATGACGCTTATGCCTTTGTGTATCAGGAACACGGCCATTCATTCCTGCTAATGACATTCCCATCTGCCAAAAAGACCTGGTGTTTTGATGCAATAACAAATATGTGGCATGAGCGCAGTTTTTATAATTCATCGACTCAACAGCACGAGCATCACCGAGCCGCAAGTTACGCATTCTTTCAAAATACCCATTTTGTGGGTGATCGGAGCAATGGAAAAGTTTATCAACTCACTCAAAATGCAATGGATGATGCTGGTGATGCAATCCTTCGGGAACGTGTC